TACGGATGACGGCAACATTGACCCGCTCCACGGTTCCCAAGTCTGGGTTCCATTTTGGTGTGGTCGGTATCCGTTGGTGTTGACGCCAATTTCACCGACGGCAATGCCGTTGTCTTGTGGTGTCAATTCGGAATCGACATCGGAATCATCCCGAAGCCGTTTGGCATTTTGCATCCAAATCTTGCCACGCTCGCGCCACGACACCTTGATGCGTCCCGATTCATCATATTCGTCGGGATATGCCGAAAATTTATTGGCGAGCGATTCCAACACCGATGCCAATGCCGTGTTGTACGGCATCCGGTCAAGCAATGATTGAATCTCCTCATCCTGCATCAATTGCCGTGCGGAATCGGTGTCGCCCACGTAGAATCGGACCTGGTCCTTTTGCGTGGCTTGGTTCGGGTCATACGTGAACGACATGATTGATTCCCTTAGTTGTTGACCGTGCCTTGCACGTCGTCGTCGCCGGACCCATCGTTGAACGAATTTTCGCCCAATGGGTCAGCCTTCTTGGTTGCGTTTGCGGTTTCGATCAACGTCTTGATTGCCGCTTTGTTCGCGTTGGTCGGGACATCGATTCCCAAGGATGTTGCCAATTCCCTCAATTGCACCGCTGTGAGCGATTCTAGGTCACCTTCCGGGGAATTGGACCCCTTCGATTCCACGGGTGCCAATTTGACCGTTTTATCGGTCATCGGGGATTCCAGGATTGATTCACCGTCCGATTGGTTGTTGGCAATTGCGACGGCTTCCAATTCGATCAACCGTGGCAAATCTTCTTCGATGCGGCTTCCCAATACGCGGGAACCCTTGTACAACGCATCCGGGTTGCCGGGTCCAAGTTGACCGGGACGCAAGCCGATGTGTTCCTTGACTTCATAAATTGTCATGTTCATTGTGATTTTTGCTCCAAAATGCCAAAAGGCAACGGGAATGAATCCCGTTGCCGAATGTTACCCAATGACCGCTTTTCCCTAGACCCGCATGACGACAATCGCGCCAGGGTAGTACAACGCGACACCACCATTGTGACCGTCGTGAACCTTGATGGATCGTGGCACATCTTCGGCTTTGTCGACCACCTTGGTGTATGCACCGGGTGCCTCACCTGGGTTGTTGACGTTCCGGGTCATTAGGTATTCACCGACGGGTTGACCCGCTGGACGTGTACCAACAACCACGACATAACCATCCGGGATGAACAATTGGAACGCACCCGCTTCGTCGGTCCATCCCTCGTCGTAAATGACCACCTGCGGCAAATCTTCGCCAAGGAACACACGGTTCAATTCGGCTTGATTTAACGCAATCAACGAATTCAATCCCGTGGTGCGACGACCCGCAATGTCATTTGCATTGGTCGACGCAATCATGTCGTTGAATGTCTTTTGGTTCATGAACGCCTTCGCTTGTGAACCGAACGATGTTGACCGACCGCGACCGAGCAATTTCAATCCACGGAAGTTTGCCAACGGTGTTGACGATGCCGTGGTTGTCCATGCAACCGCAACGACAAATCGTTGGATTGGGAATTGGTCGGTGTGCATGATCGCACCACCTTCGCTTGCGACCGCGAAGACACCCTTGGTCAATAGGGTCCAACCGATTTGTCGGATTCGATCAATGCGACGGTTCAAAAGATGGTCTTGGGCTTCCAATACCAAATCTTGAATGTCGATGACCGACCCCTCGGTTCCCCATTGTCGACGGGTGGTCAATTCCTGCTCGTCGATTTCCTTGAATTCGCCATAAACACCGGGTTCGATGGTGAATCGCTTTCCACCAACCGACTTGACGCGGGTTGGTTGACCGTTCAATCCCCGGACGGCTTGCAATCCGGTGAAGTTGTCTCGTTGTTCCCACGACACGACGTGCGAATCCTTATTCTGGATTGGCATGATGTCGAACAATGGGTCGTTCATCGTCAAGACCGCAAGCTTCTCGGGTTCAATTGTCCCGATTTCGTGTGCGGTTGGATATGTGTAGATTGTAGGTAACGCCATTTTATTCTCCTGCTTTTTTGGTTCTTAATCGTGCCGATTTTAGAATGTGAGGATGCCGGACCCTCCGACCGCACCCGCAATGATCCGACCGCGAAGGTCATTCAATGCTTTTGCGTCAAGACCCGTGATGTCTGCCAATTGGAAATCACCACCGTAGAATGCCGACACCGTTTCATTGGTTTCGCCATGCTCCTGCGTTGCGTTGGCACCCAATGCGACACCACCGACGGCATTGGTCGTGGCTTGGTATTCCAAGATCATCGACGCATTAAATGCCGGGAATTGGTATGCCGTGTTCACGGTTGGTGGGGACTTGAAGTTGACTGCCGTTGCCACCGCAGTGAAGTCGGTTGATGCCGACGTGGTTGTGGTCACGACTGCCGTGCCGAGGAACGTTGGTGCGCCTCCACCACCGCCAAGTGCGGCAATGTAGATGTCAACGTTGGTCAATCCCGCCGGAAGAGACGCCATTGCCGCAACACGAATGGTGTTGGAACCACCCGTCAATGTGACCGTTGCGGACGATGTCGCAAGGGTGGTTTCACCGTTTGCGTTGCGTCCGGTGTAGTACACCCGGTAAACACCATCGGGAATGGTTCCACCCGCGACCGCTGAAGGAACGATTGTGGTGGTTGGTGCCGCCACGACCGAGCTTGAATAGATGTCGTATGTCTGACCGGAAATCCCGATGGTCGTGTTGACAACCGTGATCGTCGACACACCGGACCCACCAAGACCCGTGGTGATCAACGAAATCGGCAACACGGGTTGTGCCGCCAATGCACCCTGGAACGTGATGACGATTGGTGTTGACGTGTTAAGCGCACCACCCGTGACACCGACATTTGCGGTTGAACCGATTGCCGGGATTGCCGCCAATGCCGTTTGGATGGTTGCCGCATTCGCGTTGAATGCGATTGGGTCGGACGCTTGACCGAACACGACGATTTGATACGTGCCGGACGTGACGTTGGTGTTCCCGGTGATGGTCTGAACCGCATTGCGAACCGATTGCAACGCGAGCAAAACGCCACGCGGGAACGACTTGTTCGGGACGAGCTTGATCGACGTTCGCTTGAACGCGGTGTTGAACACGGGTTTCAATCCCGCGTTGGTGAATGACAAAGATTCTGTGATTGGCATTGTGTTTTCCTATTTTAGAATTGAATTGACGACGACCTTATTTTTGGGTTTTCATCGCTTGCCGACCCAATGACGACTTGGCGAGCAATTCCTTCTTCCGGTCATCTTGCATTCCGGGCTTGGTCATGTCACCGGGAATTGCCTTGAAATGGTTCATGGTTTCGACGGTGAGATTGTGTTGCGGCAATCCCGAAAGGAATTTTTCCAATTGATCGACATTGGTTCCTTCGTTGATTTTGCCGTCATCCGAAAAGACCGATTTTCCGGCATTGTCGGCACGGATTGCGGTTGCATATTGGGATGCGACCGATTCGATTTGTGCCGGGGTGATGCGACGGTCACGTGCGTGTTTTTCCGCAAATGCCTTCGATGCCACGAGCAACTTCTCATCATTGGCTTTTGCAATGTCGGCTTCGTGCTTTGCCTTCATGTCTGCCAATTCCTTTTCGGCTTTTTCCCGCAATTCCATTTCGGCTTTCAGCTTGGCTTCGGCTTCCGGGTTCGGGACGGTCACGACCGACGGTGTTGCGGGAACACCGGACGGCACATCTTCGATGTCATTGATTGCACCCGTAAATGCGGCAATCAGCTTTTCTTTCCATGTTGGTTGTTTCATGCTTTTTCCTTCCCGTTGTGACGGGTTTTCCATACCGAATGCCGCGAAAATCGCCGCATCTTCGACCCTTGGGTTTTTGGCGAATGCCAAACCGACGATGTCAAACCCGTTGGTGCCAAGTTCAATCGACACCGGGACCGGGTCATTGCCGAGCAATTCGTGAAGTGCCTTGGGGATGGATGTGACCCCGAACATGGCACCGTCGTCGGCAATGTCCACGGCAATCAATTCACCGAGTTTTCCATCGAACACGGACGGGAAATGTTCGATGTTCAACGGCACGGGTCGGAACCGGGTTGCGGCTTCCCGCAATTGCTCCGTCGTGACGGTCACGTTTTTATCGGGATATGAACCCGCTTGAAAAATTTTGCCACGCTTGAACACCCGGTCCCCGACCGATTGAATGACTTCAAAACCAGATTGCACCGACCATGTGTTCATAATCGGTCCGATGATACACCAAAACCGATTTCAGGTTTGATTTTCCGGCATTGCCGACGGTGTGCCGGGTTGAAATTGGATGCCGTGGTCACCGACGAACGGTGTTTTGTGGTCGTGGTCACCGTTCCAGATCGCGTCGGGGATTCGGTCCGGGAATGCGGCACATCTTCCAACCGATGTCATGTGACGGCACCCGAAGCAGGGTGCATTGTACGGTGGTCGTGACACCGATAAGTCGTCCAAAATGATCATGTCCTTCATGTCGCAACCGTTCGTCGTCGGATGGAATCCCACGCACGATCAAGAAGCCTCGATTGGGTGCGGGTCAAATACGGTGGATTTTCCACATCGTCACCGTCATCACGTCGATTAAACCATTGTGCCACGTTGACAATCGAAAAGTCACCCTTCTTCATCCGTTCCTGAATGTAGGCATCAAGCACCTCCATCGACAACGAATCGTCAGTCAAGTCGAATTTCATTGCCACACCGACCCCTTCGCTTTTCCACCAATCCCGACCACGTTGCGTTGACATCAATTCGGAAAGACGTGTCAATTTGCCAAATCCCGCTTTTTCAATTTCATCAATCATCGTCGGGTTCAAGTCGGCATCGAACCCGAACCTTGCCCACGTATAGTATCCG